ATGAATATGGTACAGTATGGCATCCGGTAGTGAGAAAGGGCGAATAATACTCTATAAATTGTGTATATTATAAATATCTGTAAGCGAAATTTGAATATGGGCGTATGAACAATACGAGTTTTGAATATTTTAAAATTAAGGAACAAGTTAATAATTAGCTAATTAAGAGGAGAAAACCTAATGGCATTTCAAGTATCACCAGGTGTTCTCGTACAGGAAAAAGACCTTACTAGAATTATACCAGCCGTTTCTACTTCAATTGGTGCTGTTGCATTCCAAGCAACACAAGGACCTTTGGACGAAATAACTAGTATTTCTAGCGAACAAGAATTGGTAAGTAAGTTTGGTAAACCTAACTCAACAACATTTGAGGGATGGTTTACAGCGGCAAACTTCTTAGCATATTCAAATTCATTAAGAGTTGTCCGAGTACAGAATTCATCTGTATCAAATGCTACTGAATCAGGTAGTACATTTGTAATAAAGAATACTACTGATTACCAAGACAATTATGCTGACGGTTCTGCTTCTGTAGGTTTATGGGCGGCTAGAACAGCTGGGGCTTACGGTAACAATCTAAAGATTGAATCGTGTCCTTCTGCTACTGCTTATGAAGAAACTGCTAAAACAACTGTTGCTGACGCTTCAACAAGTGTCGGAGATACAGTAGTTACAGTTACTTCAGCTACAGGCATAAGCGCAGGCGATATTGTAAATTTTGGTGATGAGTATGAATATAGAGTTGTTAGTATATCTACTAATGACTTAAACATAGTAAGAAAAGACGAGCCTCAATATTTCGGAACTTCCGATTCTTCTGGTTTACATGCAACAATAACAAATGGTGCTAATGTAAGACGAAGATGGAGATATTACGATTTATTTGACAAAGCGCCAGGAACATCACCTTATGCAAAAGCAAGAAGTGGTGTGAATGACGAAATGCATATAGTAGTAGTTGACGCAGTTGGCGGAATTTCACAATCGGCAGGTGATGTACTAGAGAAATTTGGTGCAGTATCTAAAGGTTCAGACGCTAAGACGACTCAAGGCGGCACAAACTATTATCCAGATGTAATTAAGAATCAATCAAATTACATTTATTGGATGGACCACAACAGCTCAGGTTCAAACTGGGGTAATGCAGTATCAGGAACAACTTATACTGCTGTAACAAGTGTTAGTTCAGTTTCACTTTCAAACGGTTCTGATGGAACTTCAGCAACAACAGCGCAAAAATTATCTGCTTATCAAAAATTTGCAGACGGCGATACAGTTGATGTTGGTTTAATCATGGCTGCTGACGGTGACGCTACACACATTGACAACTTAATTACAATTGCAGAAAATAGAATGGACGCAGTTGTATTTGCTTCTCCAGAGAGAAGTGATGTTGTTAATATAACAGACGCAAATACACAAAAAGATAATATTATAGGATTCTTTAATGGAATTCGTTCATCTTCTTATGTGGTATTTGATAGTGGTTACAAATATATGTACGACAGATATAATGATGTTTACAGGCATGTGCCTTTAAACGGCGATATAGCAGGTTTAGGTGCTAGAACTGACCTTATTGCAGACGCTTGGTGGTCACCAGCGGGACTGAATAGAGGTATAGTTAGAGGCGCAGTAAAACTTGCTTTCAATCCAACTAAAACACAAAGAGATGAATTATACAGAGCTAGAGTAAATCCTGTGGCAACATTCCCAGGACAAGGAACTGTATTATTCGGTGATAAAACTGGATTAACAGCACCTTCAGCATTTGATAGAATCAATGTACGAAGACTGTTTATCGTATTAGAGAAGGCAATAGCAACTGCTTCTAAATTCCAGTTGTTTGAATTCAATGATGAATTCACTAGAGCGAATTTCAGAAACATAGTAGAGCCTTTCCTAAGAGAAGTGCAAGGTCGTAGAGGTATCACAGACTTTTTAGTAGTGTGTGATGAAACTAATAACACCGGCGAAGTAATTGATAGAAATGAATTCATAGCAGAAATTTTTGTTAAACCTGCTAGAAGCATTAACTTCATTACTTTACAATTCATTGCTACACGAACAGGTGTAAGCTTTGATGAAGTAGCTGGCGGGTAAGGGTAGAATAGGAGAAAAAAAATGGCAAACATTAATGACTTCAAAGCTAAACTTGCTGGCGGCGGCGCTAGAGGTAATCAATTTAAGGTTACAATGCCTTTTCCTGGTTACGCACAAGTTGGTGGAGAAATAGAAGAGTTAGCATTTTTATGTAAGGCTTCTCAATTACCGGCAATGACTTTACCGTCATTTACGGTACCTTTTAGAGGAAGACAGATTAAAGTTGCTGGCGATAGAACATACGCTGATTGGACTGTTACTGTAATAAATGATACAAATTTCAAATTAAGAAACGCATTTGAAAGATGGTCAAACGGTATAAACAATGCGACAGATGGTGAAGGATTAACAAATCCTGCTGACTATCAAGTTGACGCATTTATAGACCAATTGGATAGGAACGGAACACCAATAAAACAATATACACTTAGAGGTGTATTCCCGACTGAAATAGCACTAATTGACTTGGCATACGACCAAAATGACGCAATTACGGACACCGTAGTTACTTTGGCGTATCAATACTTTGAAAGTTCTACTACTACATAGTATATAAATAGTAGTACATTAAAAAAGTAAGGATATTATTATGGCTGAATTATTTGGATTTTCTATCACTCGTCTGAAAAAGCAGACGGATCCAAAACAAGCTTTTACACAACCTCAAGCGGATGATGGTACAACTACCATCGCCGCTGGGGGTTACTTTGGTCAGTACCTTGATATGGAGGGTACTGCTAAAACAGAGCAGGATTTAATCCGTAGATATAGAGAAATAGCGCTCCACCCCGAGTGTGATATGGCAATAGAGGATATTGTCAATGAAGCAATCGTGGCTAATGAGTTAAAGGATGCTATTCGCTTAAGACTGGATGATGTCCCTTTTGGTAAAGATGTTAGAAGAAAGATAGAAGACGAATTTACAGAAGTATTAAGGTTGATGAACTTTGGTACTAAAGGTCACGATTTATTTAGAAGATGGTATGTTGATGGAAGAATATACTATCATAAAGTAATAGACCGAGAATCACCTAGGAAAGGTATCACCGAATTAAGATACATAGACCCTAGAAAAATCAAGAAAGTTAGAGAAGTACGAAAAAGAAGACCTGATGGTCCTATGCCACATGGTCTAGCTATCATTGACGAATTTGAAGAATACTATTTGTTCAATGAAAAAGGAATTGCAGGCACGACTTCTGGTGGTATTAAGATTGCTCCAGACACAATAACATTTGTGCCATCTGGTTTAATTGACCAAAACAAAAATATGGTCTTGTCTTATTTACATAAGGCTATTAAACCTGTTAATCAATTAAGAATGATTGAAGACGCTACTGTTATTTACAGAATAGCAAGAGCGCCTGAAAGAAGAATATTTAAGATTGATGTAGGTAATTTACCTAAAGTCAAAGCTGAGCAATATCTAAGAGATGTTATGGCAAGATATAGAAACAAGCTTGTCTATGACGCCTCAACAGGAGAAATCAGAGATGACAGAAACTATATGTCAATGTTGGAAGATTTTTGGCTACCGTCCAGAGAAGGTGGAAGAGGTACTGATATTACTACTTTGCCTGGCGGTCAGAATTTAGGAGAAATTTCCGATATTGAATACTTTAGAAGTAAACTTTATAGAAGTTTAAATGTTCCTGCTAGTAGATTAGAAGCAAGTCAAGGGTTTAACCTTGGTCGTTCAACTGAAATTACTAGAGATGAACTTAAATTTACTAAGTTTGTTCAAAGATTAAGAAAGAAATTTACAGAATTATTTAACGATATATTACGAACTCAATTAGTTTTGAAAGCAGTTATAACAGACGAAGACTGGTTTATATTAAGAGATTTTATACAGTATGACTTTTTACAAGATGGACATTTTGCAGAATTGAAAGAAAGTGAAATGCTTTTAGAAAGATTGAGAGTTGCTAATGAAGTTAGAGATTATGTTGGTAAATATTATTCAGTTAATTATGTTAGAAAACATATATTGAAACAATCTGATAGAGATATTGAAGACATTAACAAACAAATTAAGAAAGAAATTGATGATGGTATTATATCAGCACCACAGGAAGATATTCCAGGTGGTGGTAGTGGTGCCATATAGAAGGAGAAAACATGAGTGAAAATGAAAACAAAATAGGACAATTTGTTGATTACTTAAATCAAGGTAAACAAGCAGAAGCAGGAGAAGTTTTTAAAGACGCTTTAAGAGCTAAAGTTGCAGATTCTTTGGACGCACAAAGAGCTGATATTGCAGGTAAAATATTTAATACAGAGCCTCAAACATTTAGCGACCCTAAACCGGTTGTAACTGACCCAGCGGAAAGAACAGATGTAGTTATGGATACTAGTGGACAACCTGTAGAGTTTACACCTAACGAAAACGAACAACCAACGCCAACGGCTGAGGTTCCAGAGGCGCCTGTTAGTGATGAGAGTAAACCAACTACTTAAACCGAATGTAGTTGATACTACAGCGTTTAATAATCTATCGCCTCTACATAAAGAGGTAGTTAGTGATTTTTATAATCAGGTAGATTATGATAATAAAGATGTTGTTAAAGAAGTTGAAACAACAATAGATAAAGTATCTATTCAACATAATGTTAATACAGGTGTAATTTATAATTACATAGAAAAAGAAGTAGGCTAATGACTATAGTATCTGAACAGTTAATAGATGATAGTTTTAAAGTAATTAATAAAGTTACTGGTGGAAGAAAAGAAGATGAAACTTTAATTAAGTTAGATGATTTAAAAGGTTCTACTAATGAATCTGAAATATCAATTGCAAATACTTATTATGAAGTTGAAGGCACAGGCAAGGTAACCTTGCAATTTAAAGGTTCTTTTTGGAGTACAACAGATGATACGAAATTAGAGATGACAGGAATTGATAATTACGGTTTAAAGCCAACAGAAGATAAAATAAAGGGTGCAGGCGACCTTAAAATTGAAACTGATAAAAATGTAGAAAAGTTTAGTTTAATGTTAGAGTGCCATAAAGAAAAGGGATTTAGTGAGTAAGAATAGATTTGATATATCAGGCGAATCGGCAGTAAGTATGCCAATGAAAAACCTGCTTGCCATAATTTCGGCCGTGGCCGTCGGAGTGTGGGCATATTTCGGGGTGATTGAGCGGTTGAATAAGTTGGAAACGAATACAACATTATTAACAAAAGATTTAGAACAGGCTGAAGAAGCGCTTGGAATAGATATTGAGAAGAACAACGAATTTAGGATTAAATGGCCCCGTGGAGATTTAGGAAGTCCTCCAGCGGATTCGGAGCAATTCATGTTGATTGAATTTTTGAGCGGACAGGTGGAGCAAATCCAAAAAGATTTGCAAAATATGATGAACAATGCCGTTAACATTGAAAGATTACAGAAGGATATGGATAAGGCTCTAGCCGATATTGAGGAATTAAAGGATAAAATTAGAGAGGCCAAGAACGGATATACAACAGGAGAATAGATATGGACGCAGCTACTTTAGTAACCATAATCACAATGTTCATTGTGACCGATACATCTAGCGAATTCGTTAAGTATGACGGTTTAATGGATTGTCTTAAAGACAAAAGAAAAATAGAAAAGTTAAAAGATGGCCGTAGAGTTATTTGTGGTCCATCAATGGCAGAAGTTGACGCCGAAGGAAATATAATAAGTATTAAAAATAAAATGCCTGACCAGTCTGGTAGTTTAAAACTAGGTGGTACAGCGAAGTCTTTAACTGAAAAGAAAAAGAAAAAACAACCAAAAGTGTTAACACAGGATTAATTATATGAAAAAATTATTATTAGGATTATTAGTTGCTTTATTTTTAGTGGGTTGCCAAACAGCACCTAAAATTAAGGTAGAGAAAGAAGTAGGGTTATTAAAAACTGTACAAGAAAGAGGTTATTTAATTTGTGGAGTTAACGCTAACTTACCAGGTTTTGCAGCTCAAGATGAAGAAGGAAATTGGTCTGGTTTAGATGTAGATTTTTGTAAGGCAGTAGCGGCCGGAATCTTCGGAGATTCAAGCGCCGTTGAGTTTGTCGGTCTAAACGCAGCTCAGAGATTTCCAACATTGGCGTCTGGCAATATAGATTTACTTGCTAGAAATACTACTTGGACAATTAGTAGAGATGTTAACTTAATGTTTGAGTTTGCAGGTGTAAACTATTATGATGGTCAAGGATTTTTAATACCAGTAGAATTAGATATTAAGAGTGCAAAAGAATTAGATGGTGCGTTTGTTTGTATTACAAAAGAAACTACAAGTGAATTAAACTTAAATGATTATTTTGCAGAACAAAATATGGCATATAGACCAATATATGTTGAAGGTAATAAAGACGCAAAAGCAAAATTATTTGGTGGTGAATGTGATGTATTCACAACAGACGCTTCAGGTTTAGCAAGTGCTAGAGCAGGTGCAGAAGACCCTAGTCAATGGATGGTGTTACCAGAAATTATATCAAAAGAACCATTAGGTCCACTTGTAAGACAAGGTGACCAAGAATGGGAAGATATAATAAGATGGACACACAACATTATGGTAAATGCTGAAGAGGCAGGTATCACAATGTATAATGTAGATTTAATGTTAACTTCTAAATCAAAAGAAGTTAAAAGAATATTGGGCGTAGAAGGTTATGTAGGTCCAATGTTAGGTGTTGGTATGAAGTTTGGTTATAACATTATTAAACAAGTTGGTAATTACGGAGAATCTTATGAAAGAAATGTAGGACCGGATACACCACTTGCTTTAGAAAGAGGACTAAACAACTTGTGGAAAAACGGTGGTGTAATGTATGTACCACCAATAAGATAAAGGAGAATTATGTTTAATTTTAAATTTTT